TTGGGGGTTTGGGCCTTCCGTAGATGATGTCATGAGATTTACTGGAGACAAGGGGCGGGCAAATATCCACCGAATTTACAAAACCCTTTGCAAACATGGGCACTGTAAGATGACTCCCAAATTGGCGAGATCCATCAGGCCATCGAATATGAGAATGCGAGATATCGATTGAATTTAGAAAAAATAATTGAGTCGCTAGACCCAGTAGAGCAGGCTGCTTTTCTGGAGGCTGCGGAGGACTACATTGGTTCTTTGAATCGGGAGTTGGCACAGGTAGACTTCATTAAGTTTGCCCATGAAATGTGGCCCGGGTTTATTGATGGACGGCATCATAAGATCATGGCGCAAAAGTTCCAAGAGATTGCCGAAGGCAAATGTAAACGTTTAATCGTCAATATGCCCCCTCGTCACACGAAATCTGAGTTTGCCTCATATCTTCTGCCTGCCTGGTTTTTAGGCAAGTTTCCCAATAAAAAAATTATCCAAACCTCTAATACTGCGGAGTTGGCGGTAGGTTTTGGTCGAAAGGTTCGTAACTTAGTAGGAAGTGAACAGTATGCAAAGATATTCCCAGATGTCACTCTTAAATCAGATAGCAAGGCTGCTGGTCGTTGGGGGACTAACCACGATGGTAGTTATTTTGCTATTGGTGTGGGCGGTACCGTTACAGGTAAAGGAGCTGATCTCCTCATTATTGATGATCCACACTCCGAACAAGAAGCCGCAATAGCCGCAACCAACCCAGAAGTCTACGATAAGGTGTACGAATGGTACTCCTCTGGCCCAAGACAACGTCTTCAGCCTGGCGGAGCCATTGTAATCATTATGACAAGGTGGTCAAAACGGGATTTAGTAGGGAAAATCATCAAAAGTTCCATCGAAAGAGACGGAGAAGAGTGGGATGTAGTGGAATTTCCTGCAATTTTGCCTTCTGGTAACTCTTTATGGCCTGAATTCTGGCCTGTTGGTGAGCTTTTAGCCTTAAAAAATGAACTTCCTGTCTCCAAATGGAACGCCCAGTATATGCAAACCCCGACTTCCGAAGAAGGGGCGATGGTTAAACGAGAATGGTGGAAAACTTGGGAGAAAGATACCCCACCGAAATGCGAATTTATCATTCAATCTTGGGATACTGCGTTCACAAAAAACGAAAGGTCAGACTATTCAGCGTGTACAACATGGGGAGTCTTTTACATGAATGAAAATACAGCTGACCCACACATTATTTTGCTCGATGCGGTGAAGGAGAGACTAGAGTTTCCAGAGTTAAAGGCAAAAGCGTTAGAGATGTACAATGAGTGGGAACCAGACTCATGTGTTATTGAAGCAAAAGCAGCTGGTAGCCCACTAATTTATGAATTACGGAAGATGGGAATACTTGTTTCGGAGTTTACACCTACGAGGGGTAATGATAAGATAGCCCGTATGAATTCTGTGACGGATTTATTTTCTTCTGGAAGGGTGTGGGCACCATCAAGAAGATGGGCGGAAGAAGTCATAGAAGAGATGGCTGCTTTCCCAAATTCGGAACACGATGACTTGGTTGACTCAAGCACCCAAGCATTAATTAGATTTAGAAAAGGTGGATTCATTAGCTTGCCAAGCGATGAACCAGATGAACCAAATACATTTAGACGCAAAGCGGCTTATTACTGATGGATGATTTAACAAATTTTAGGGATTGGTGGCTGGCAAATAGACCGTTTAACACACCCGAAAAGAATGTATTAAGTCATGTTGCAGATACACATGGAGTTGTTTTATTTAGGCAAGGATCTTATCAAGTAGAGTTGTTTAATGTGAAGCCAAACTCTATAATCCCGATGCACATCCACCCTAATGTGGATTCATACGAAGTTTATGTTGGTGGAGATGTAGCTTTTTTTTGTGAAAATGAGTGGCATGAGCCAAGAGAAATTGGCAGGACAATTAGGGTTTTGCCATCTGCATGGCACGAAGCAAAATTTGGGGAGCGTGGGGGATGTTTCTTATCAATCCAAAAATGGATGAATGAAACAGAACCAAAGTTTATTGGTAACGATTGGGATGGAGCAGACAAAAGCTTATCCTACGAAAGCAGTAAAAAATAAAGGTACATTATGTCAATTGAAAAAAGTTTATACGCAGCTCCCGTTGGTTTGGATGCTCTTACAGAAGAGATGCCAGATATAGAATTAGAATTGGAAAGCTATATAGAAGACTTAGAGACTCCAGAAGAAGAGGCTCATGAAGATGAATTTGACGACAACCTAGCTGAGTATATTTCAAGTAAAGAATTAGCCACTATTGCTGGCGATTTATTAGGTGATTTTGAGGATGATGTATCTGCCCGTAAAGACTGGATTCAAACCTATGTAGATGGATTAGAGCTACTCGGTATGAAGATCGAGGAGCGTACAGAACCTTGGGAGGGAGCTTGTGGGGTATACCATCCATTGCTAAGCGAGGCTCTAGTGAAGTTTCAAGCCGAAACTATCATGGAGACTTTCCCCGCCCAAGGACCAGTAAAGACTCAAATTATTGGCAAAGAAACGCCTGAGATTAAGGATGCTGCCAGTCGTGTTCAAGCGAACATGAACTACGAGTTAACTACAGTAATGCAAGAGTTCCGCCCAGAGCATGAAAGAATGATTTGGGGCTTAGGACTTGCGGGTAATGCGTTTAAGAAAGTGTATTACGATCCAAGCTTACAACGCCAAGTATCCATGTTTATTCCTGCCGAAGATATTGTTGTTCCTTATGGAGCATCAAGCTTAGAGCAATCACCACGCATTACCCATGTGATGCGTAAGACGGAAAATGAAGTAACCCGTCTTCAGTATGCTGGTTTTTACCGAGACATTGAGTTAGGCTCACCAGCAAATACCCTAGATGAAGTTGAAAAAAAGATCGCCGAGAAGATGGGATTCCGTGCAACTTCGGATGACCGCTACAAACTTCTTGAGATGCACGTTGATCTTGATCTCCCCGGATATGAGGATAAAGATGAAGATGGAAACTTTACAGGTTTGGCTTTGCCGTATGTTGTCACCATTGAAAAAGGCAGTATGGAAGTTCTTTCCATCCGCCGCAACTGGAGACCAGAAGACAAGAAGAAAGCTAAAAGACAGCATTTTGTCCATTATGGATATGTTCCGGGCTTTGGCTTTTACTGCTTTGGCCTTATTCACCTTGTCGGGGCTTTTGCTAAGTCTGGTACTAGTCTTATTCGGCAACTCGTGGATGCAGGGACATTATCAAATCTGCCAGGAGGCTTTAAGACCCGTGGGTTGCGAATCAAAGGCGATGACACACCAATAAGCCCAGGCGAGTTCCGTGATGTTGATGTTCCAGCAGGAACCATCAGAGATAACTTGATGCCGCTTCCTTACAAGGAACCAAGCCAAGTTCTTTACAGTCTTTTTAATACCATTGTTGAAGAAGGCCGCCGTTTTGCTTCTGCAGCGGATATGCAAGTTTCCGATATGTCTGCCAACTCCCCAGTTGGTACTACTTTGGCTATTTTGGAAAGAACATTGAAAGTTATGAGTGCGGTTCAAGCCCGTATTCATTATTCAATGAAACAAGAATTACGCCTTTTAAAAGATATTATCCGTGACTACACAGATCCTGATTACACATATCAGCCAGAAGAAGGCGATCGTGGATGCAAAAAGTCTGACTACGACCATGTGGATGTTATCCCTGTGTCAGATCCAAATGCCGCAACAATGGCGCAAAAGATTGTTCAGTATCAGGCAGTTTTACAGCTAGCCCAGCAAGCTCCGCAGATTTACAATATGCCAAATCTGCACCGCCAAATGCTAGAAGTGTTGGGAATTCGCAACGCTCAAAAATTGATACCGCTTGTTGATGATATGAAGCCAAAAGATCCTATTGCTGAAAATATGGATGTTTTAACTATGAAGCCTTTAAAAGCATTTATCTACCAAGACCAAGATGCTCATATCACAACCCATCAATCTTTCTTGCAAGATCCACAAGTGGCTGCAATGATCGGACAAAACCCACAAGCACAGCAAATGATGGGTGCATTACAAGCTCATATTGCTGAACACTTTGCATTTAAGTATCGCCAGCAGATTGAACAGCAGTTGGGTGCTCCATTACCTTATTTTAAAGAGGAAGATGATGAACATATCCCAGAAGATGTGGAAGTTCAGATTTCTAGGGCTGTGGCTCAAGCCGCGCAACAACTTACCACCCAGAATATGGCGCAAGCGCAGCAACAACAAGCTCAGCAAGCGGCTCAAGACCCAATTATCCAGATGCAACAGCAGGAATTGGCGCTCAAAGGCGAGGAACAAAAGCGCAAAGCGGCTCGTGATGAAGCTGATATTGCCCTTAGAAAAATGGAAATTGAAGGCTCACATCAGGCAGAAATGACCAGAATTGAGCTAGAAGCACATAAGTTTGGCGCAACTATGGCTAAAGATAAAGAAACAAGTGCTGCAAATTTACAACGGATTGCTAATGAGGTAGATATAGCTGGTCATAAGATGGGAATAGATGCAGCAAAGAGCCATGCTCAATTAGATGTACAAAAGGGTCAAATAGCTGCGCAGCTAATTGCAGCCCAAATAAATTCAAATGCTAACGAAAAAGCACAAGAATCAAAGAAAGGTAAAAAATGACCGAGCTAGATGTAATTGTTAAACAAATAGACGACAAGGTTGAACAATTAAAAGAAGCGGTAATGGTTGGAAATTTAGATCATACGGGTTATCAAAGAATTTGTGGTGAGGTTCGGGGTCTACTCACTGCAAGAGGTTACGCATTAGACCTGAAAGATAAATTGGAGAAATCGGATGAGTGACGCACTCGACTTAGGAAAAGCAGTAGATCTTACGAATCTGCTTGATAGGTCAAACGAAGAAAAAGCAACACAACTACCAAAGCCTTCTGGATATCGCATTCTTTGCGCCATCCCAGAAATGGAAAAGGAATACGAAAGTGGAATTATTAAGGCAGACGAAACTGTCCGCATTGAAGAAACTCTAACTACTGTGTTGTTTGTAGTAGATTTAGGCCCAGACTGCTATGCAGACAAAGCTAGGTTCCCAAATGGACCTTGGTGCAAAAAGGGAGACTTTATCCTTACCAAGCCATACGCTGGAAGCCGCTTAGTCATTCACGGGCGAGAATTTCGCATCATCAATGATGATACGGTAGAAGGTGTAGTAGCTGATCCACGAGGCATAAAACGCAAGTAAACGATAACTAAGGAGCATACGAATGGATAATTTTAAATTTCCAGATGAAGTAGAAAACGAAACAGTTATATCTAAGGGTAAACCCGAAGAAGAAAGTTTTGAAATTGAGGTAGAAGACGATACCCCGCCACAAGATCGTGGTCGTACTCCGTCACAACCAGAGTTTGTCGAGCAACTAGAAAAAGACGAACTTGATGAGTATTCAGAATCTGCAAAACAAAAAATTGCTGGATTCCGCAAAATTTATCACGATGAGCGCCGGGAAAAAGAACGGGCGTTAAGAGAGCATGAAGAAGCTATTACTCTTGCTCAAAAATTGTTAGAAGAAAATCGTGCTTTAAAAGGCAGGGTTACAACTTCTGAACAACAGGCACTTGATTCTTACATGACTAGTGCTGATCGTGAACTTGAGATTGCCAAAAAGGATTATCGTGAAGCTTATGAGGCAGGCGATTCCGAAAGATTGGTAGATGCTCAAGAAAGAATTACTTCTGCTAAGATTAAGGCTGATAGAGCGCTATCAATTAGCGAGCAAAGAGCTTTACAAAGACAAGAAGTTGATGTACAAATACCACAACAGCGTCAGCAACCAGCTCGGGATTCTAAAGCTGAATCATGGAGAGATCAAAACTCTTGGTTCGGTCAAGATGACGAAATGACAAGTTTAGCTCTAGGGCTTCACGAAAAGCTTGTCAAAGAAAACGGTATGGCCTATGCTACAACTGATGAGTATTACAAACGCATTGACGAAACAATGCGTAAGAGATTCCCAGAGAATTTCGAGAGCATTGAAGACGATAAACCAGCCGCAAGGACGAAACCTAGCACGGTTGTAGCTCCAGCTAGTCGCAGTACATCCTCCAAACGGATCAAACTGACAACTTCACAGCAGGCGATTGCTAAGAAGTTAGGACTAACTAACGAGCAATACGCTCGAGAACTTGTAAAGGAAATTTAATATGACTACGAATAAACTATCCCGTGAAGTACAAACCCGTGAAAAAACTGAGCGTCCCCAACAGTGGGCACCAGCTGAATTGTTACCAGAGCCAGTAAAAATGCCTGGTTATAAATACCATTGGGTGCGTATTTCAACACTTGGAACAGAAGATCCACGAAACCTTTCAGCAAAATTGAGGGAAAAATGGGAGCCTGTACCAATTGAAGAGCAACCAGAAATGCAACTGTTAATTGATCCCAATAGTCGTTTTAAAGACAATATTGTGATTGGTGGATTGTTGTTGTGCAAGACTCCAGAAGAGTTTGTTGAACAGCGTAATAATTTCTACGCTAAGCAAACAGATGCTCAGACGGAAGCTGTAGACAATAATTTTATGCGCCAAAGCGACCCACGGGCACCTCTCTTTGCAGAGAAAAAGTCCTCAAGTAGTTTTGGTAAAGGTAATTAATTAATTAGGAGTTCTAAATGGCTTATCCTACCGTCTCAGGCCCATACGGGTTTCAGCCGATCAATTTGATCGGTGGTCAGGTATTTGCTGGTTCTACTCGCTTATTCCCCATTGCTTCAGGCTCTGGCACATCGATTTTTTACGGTGATGTCGTGCGTCTAAACACTGGTGGTACATTAAGCAAAGTTTCAACCACATCTACCGCAACAGATGCAGTTGGTATTTTCTTGGGTTGTCAGTTCACAAACCCATCTACCAAACAATTGTTACAACAACAGTATTACCCAGCTTCTACAGTGGCTTCTGACATTCAAGCTTTTGTTTTGGATGATCCAGATGCACTGTTTAAAGTTGCC